AAAGAAGAAATCGCACGAGTTGAGGAAATCAAAGTTGCTCAATCAAACCTTACAATAGCTGTTGAAACTGAAAATGCGAAAAGATTAAAGAGTGATGTTGATACATTCTTAAAAACAGCTGAAGAAAATAAGAAGGCAAGAGATACAGAGTTCGCAGATAAGATGAAGTTTGCTGGTGAGGATTTTGCTTTACAACAACAGATTTTAGACCAAAAGTTAGAACAGGACAGAATATACTACGAGAAGTTATTAGCACAAGAAAATCTTACAGCAGAACAGAGGAAGAAGATACAAGACGACCAAACTGCTAATGCTAAAATGAATGCTGAAGCTCAAATCACAATAGAACAAAAAAAGTTTGATGCTCAACAGAAATTATTACAGGCAATCGCTACTATTCTAAATACTGTTGCTGATATGGCGGGTAAGAATACCGCAACAGGTAAAGCATTAGCCGTGGCGGCAACTTTAATCAACACCTATGCCGCAATAGCAGGAGCGTTAGCACAATATTCTAAACCAGGTTCCCCACCAATTCCTGGTTATGCGATTGCTCAAGCCGTAGCCACAGGACTTGTAGGTTTCAAGGCTGTAGCAGACATTATCAAGACGCCTGTGCCAGGAGCAAATGGTGGAGGTGGAGGAACAGGTGCCGCACCAGGGACATCAGTTCCAAGACCAAGAGGAATGGCAACAGGTGGATTGGTTCAAGGTATAGGAGGCCCAAAGAGTGATTTAATACCAGCGATGTTGAGTAATGGGGAGAGTGTAATAAACGCACAATCTACCTCTATGTTTAGACCATTACTATCTTCAATCAACGCCATAGGTGGAGGAAAAAGATTTGCTGATGGGGGACTTGCTGTAGGTTCATTCTCACAAGACCAAGCACTTACACAACTACAAAACTCTATGAACTTCCAACAACCACCAATCAAAACTTATGTAGTTGCGAGTGAAATGTCTAACCAACAAATGTTAGATAGAAATATTAAAACTCGTTCAACACTATAAAAGATTGAACTTATTGAAAAAATTGATATTTATTAGTATATGACCCCTAAAATAATTGAACTTATCATTCAGGACGGAGATGACGAAGCAGGGTTAGATGGTATTGCGTTGGTAGAGATGCCAGCACACGAAGCGAACTTTGAGTATTTTAATCAGGAACAAGAAACACCTTGTGAGGACGGCAAATGTTCTCACTATATTCTTGCTGACGAACAAATACCACAAGTAATCCAAATGTTCCACGCTTACGGAGAACCACAAGGGTTTCTTGAAAAAGAAGGTTGGGAAATAACTGCCGTAAAGCCAGTTGGAAAACAAGAGTTCCAAATAATCTCTAATCCCAATTTACCATCAGCACAGGACACTCCTGATGTTAGATTTAGATACAAGTATGTAGGCCCAAAAGATGACTTAAACAGAACATTCTGTGCTGAAATGATGGCTGCTCGTAGAGTATTCCGTATTGAAGACATTATGGAAATGAGTAATCGTTCAGTAAATGAAGTTGGGCCTGATGGTTATGATATTTTTACTTGGAGGGGTTCGTATAACTGTCGTCATAGATGGGTTCAACTTGTGTATCAAAGAACAGGTAGAATTGTAAATAACGATAATGTCCTTACAGGTGTAGAAGATGAGGACGGAATGCCAGGACCAGATACAAGAACAACAGCAACTATTGCTGCTGGTAATACCCCACCGAGAGTAGGGTTCGCAGCATCAAATCCTGATGTATCTGCTTTATCACCTTATGTAGAACAAATCAAAAAGCCAGTTAAAAAACCTGTCCTTGCTTCATTACCTCTTTTTGAGAAACAAGAAGACGCTGAAGCAATTGCTATGTTGATTGGTTGTGAAGGTTCCCACGAACATTCTTACGGAGACAAGAAATTATTTATGCCTTGTAAGGCTCATCCTAAAGACCAAACAAGTTATATTACAGACGAAGATGAAGACCCTGATGATGTGGGTGGAAGTGATAATCCTATGGAAAACTTTGGTTTAGAAGATGCTTGTTGGGAAGGATATGAACCAATAGGTCTCAAAGATAATGGAGACCCTAATTGTGTTCCTCTAAAGGCTGCGATGGAAATGATGAAGGAAGAGTTCCAATCTTACGATGACTACCCAAGTTCAGTAAAGAATAATGCTTGTAAAGCCATCAAGTGGAAGGAAGAATACGGAGACGAAGTTAAAGGTATGACCCAAATAGGTTGGATTAGAGCCAATCAATTATGTAAGGGTGAAAAGATAAGTGAAGAAACAATTGCCAGAATGTCTGGTTTCCAAAGACATAAAAAGAATAGCGAAGTAGCACCCGAGTTCAAGGATACGCCTTGGAAGGATAAGGGTTATGTTGCTTGGTTAGGATGGGGTGGAACAACAGGAATAAATTGGGCAGCAGACAAATTACAATCCATAAGAAACGAGATGAGTTTTTCGGTATTCAGTATGGAAGAGAAAATGGTTGTAGGCCCTGCGATGGTTCCTGATAAGATGATTATTAGAAGAAATGAAATAACAGGTGAGATATACTATGTGTATTTTACCGAAGAAACTATAAAGAAACTTCAACAGAAGTTTATGATTGAGAAGTTGTTAGACAAGACAAATATTGAGCACGGACGGAAGTTTCTAAATGGAGTATCTGTGGTTGAGAGTTGGATAGTTGATGACCCACAATACGATAAACAACAAGTATTCGGTATGAATTATCCAAAGGGAACTTGGATGGTAAGTATGAAGATAGAAGACGATGCTATTTGGAACAAAATTAAAGAAGGTAAGTTAAATGGATATTCCGTTCAAGGTTATTTTTTAGAAAAAGCAAAGTTCAATAAAGATACTACCGACAAACTTGAAGAAATCAAAAATATCCTAAAACAATTTGTATGATGAATTACCAAGATGCTATACGCAAAATAAATAAACTACTTGGCTTGTATAAGTTCAACTCCTATAAAATCAAAGAAAATGGTAATGAAATAATTACTGAAGGTGATTTGAGTGTTGGTGAGCCTATTTATATCATAAATAAAGACGGGCAAATACCAGCACCTGATGGTGAGTTTGAGTTAGATGATACAACCAAAATAACAATCAAGGACGGATTAGTCCAAAAAATAAATTACGACAATATGGAACAAAAACAAAACTTCGTAGAAGCGATGCTAAAAGATGGCACAGTAGTAAAATCCCCAACATTTGATGTCGGTGAGGAAGTTAAAATTGTTAGTCCTGATGGAGCAGAACAACCAGCACCCGATGGTGAGCACGAGTTAAAACTTAAAGACACAGAAGGTAAGGAAGTGCTAATCAAGATTATCACTAAAGACGGAAAAATCACCGAGAGAGAAAATGTTGAACTCTCACAACCAGATATGGAAGAAGTTGAAGAAGAGATGGGAATGACTACACCAGGTCTATCTCAAGGCAACGACAATATGGAAGGTTTCAAGAAAGAAATTATGGCTGTGTTAGGCGAAATCAAAGACAAAATTGATGCCGTTGTAGCAGACCAAGAAGAAATGAAAAAGAAGGTCTCCAAGTTCGCTAAAGAACCAGCGGGAGAACCTTTAAGAATGGCTAAAAACCAAATACAAACTGAATTAAACCAAGCGAAGGATGATTACATCTCTCAATTAGTTTCTATCAGGCAAGGTTCTAAAAAATAAAATAAATTAAAAAAACAAAAATTAAAAGTTATGGCAAACAAAAAATACGACTTCAATTTTAATTTATCATCTTTATCTACTTACACAGATGAAGTTGGTGGTGAATTGATTAGACGCGCAATTTTGGAAAGCGAAACAATTAAGCTGATTAAGGTTCAACCTGGGGTGAAGGGGAGCCAAGCGATAAATCTGCTTAACTCAAATCTTGAGGTTCAAACTGGAACTTGTGGATGGTCTCCATCAGGTTCAACAATCTACACACAGAGAGATATTACTGTGTGCCAGTATAAAGTGAATGAGACACTTTGTCCTGCTGACTTAAACAACTACTGGTTAGGTCAATTACTAACTCCTGGTTCTACACCAGAAACTGTTCCTTTTGAGCAACAAATTAGCGAATTAAAAGTAGCACAGATTTCTCAATATGTAGAAAACCAAATATGGGGTGCTTCTTCAGCTACAACTTGTTTCTCTGGTTTCAAGGAATTAGTAGCACAACAAGGAACAGGAACTACAACGGTGACTGGCGGTATAGTAGTGACTGGGCAAACAGCAATCTCATCAACTACAGCATTAGCTCAAGTTGATAATTTGATTGAAGCAATCCCTGATGATGTTGTAAATCGCACGGACTGGGTTGTGTTTATGTCTCATAGTAATTACAGAAAATATTTGATAAATTACAGAACGGCAAATTATTACCACTTCAATCCTGAAGGGTCTTATGAAGAGTTCAAGACATTCCATCCAGCAACGAACATTTTAGTTCATCCTGTAGGTGGTTTATTAAACTCTAATCTTGTTGTATTGATGCCTGCTGGCTATGCCGTAGCAGGAGTTGATTTAATGAGCGATATGGATAATCTAAAAATGTTTTATTCCGTTGATTTTGACGAGGTGCGCCTTCGTTCAAACTTCAAAATTGGCGTCCAGCTGGCCTGGCCTAATTTTGTAATCACAAACGGTTTAACATAAATAAACGGACTTGAAAAGTCAAAAAATTAAAAAACAAAAGTTATGAGTTTTTCATCTTGTTTTACATCGGCGAACATCTGTAAAGGGTGTAGGGACGCAGTTGGGGGGATAAAATCCGCCTATGTAGTTGCTGGTTGCGTGACTGGCATTACAGAAAACGCAGACCAAGAAATCCTTACAGTAGGCGCTACTGGTGGAACTGTATATCAGTTCCAAGTTGAAAAGAATACATCAAACTTTGTTGAGACAATCCAAGCGAGTTTAGAAAATGGAACAGTAGTAGTAAATCAAGTAGTCAATTTAGTATTCCTAAAACTACAACAATCTACACGAAACCAAATTAAACTCTTGGCTCAAAATACCAACTTAAAGGTATTTGTTGAGACAAATGAAGGTGATATTTTTTATTTAGGCGAGGACTTTGGTCTCGCTTTACAAACATCTACAGCTGAAACGGGAACTGCTTTCGCAGACCGCTACGGATATACGGTTGTATTAGAGGGATTTGAGAAGTATATGGCTAAAAAATTAGCTGGTTCTTTACAATCTACTTTAGTAGGATTGTCTTTATCAAGCTGTCCTTGTTAAATTATACAATAACGGGAATGTTCCACGCGGAGCATTCCCTTATTTAGCCACTCAAAAAATTATGGGTAAAAATATAGACAAAAGAGTATGGGGAGTTTTAGGAAAACAACAAACCTACTTCTCACCACAGAAACAAGTTGAAGGTAAAACCAAAACTCCGTTGAACGCTAATGCGTTTGATAGTTGGGATGCGAAGAGGTCAAGATTTAAGAGAGTTGATGGATATGAGAATGCCGTTCAACAAGGAGGAGCAGTTCCTCAAGTATCAGCAACTCCTGTGGTAAGTCCCACACCTCAACCTACTCCAAGTTTCACACCAACACAAACAAACACACCTACCACAACACAGACAAATACACCGAGTGCCACACCTACTAACACACAGACAAACACACCTACGCCCTCAATAACTCCTACACAGACAAACACACCTACTAACACACAGACAAACACGCCTACACCAAGTTTTACACCGACACCTTCATCTACTCCAATTCTTGATTGTTATTGGAATACAAATGATGAAAATTGGGAAAACAATACTAATCTTTGGGAAGATTGTAGTAATGTTCCAACTATCATAACATTTACAGCATCTACGACTTGGACTGCCCCTGCTGATACTACTATTATTGTAGAATGTTGGGGAGGTGGTGGAGGAGGTGGAGCCGCAAGAAGAATTAGTGGTTCAGCAATTGCTTCAGGTGGTGGTGCTGCTGGTGGTTCATACGCAAAGAAAACAATATCAGTTATATCAGGAACAACATATACCATAAATGTTGGTTCAGGTGGAACTAAAATGTTTGTAGATGGAAGTGGTGGATTACCAGGTGGAGCAACTTGGTTTAGTGCTT